GAATCATCATATTCTTTAAGATGACCGGACTCTGATTCATATACATGATTATATGGGTATTGAGGAGAATAAGCAGACCTTGGTTGATATACACCTTGAACCTCATAATCATTTGGATCTGGTCTACCTCTTGCCCTTAAATTATTATCTTCTTCGTCTAATTGTCTTGGGTATTGTCCAGTTGCATCACAGAAACCTTGTGTTAAATTAGCAAAAGTATCACCTGACATAGTAGGTAATGTACCCATTATTAAAAAATCTTGGCATGCTATATCTATAAAAGTTCCTACAACCCAACCACCTTGTAATAAAAATGATGACTGACCAACCCCAGATATACCAGGTGATGTAACAGGTCCCATGGCTAAACTCCAAGGTAAATCCTCTGTTGGTAACAATAATTTATCTGATGAGTGTACCCCATGTACTCTTATCTTGGCCCTACCTAATTTTTTACTATCGAAAATGTTTTCAACTATTCCATAATACAATTTCATTATACATATCCTTTAGATAAACTTATATCTTGTGTATATAACCCTTGTGATATTCTATGATTTATCTTTGTTACTAACCAAAGATAACCATATTTACTACTAATCTTTTTAGGCATATTTTTTCTAATTTGTCTGCGCTCATCTATCTCTAAATTAACCATATCGCCAACAGATAATCCGACGACGGCCGGGCAATTGTATGCCACCGCTGATATAGAAGACCATATAGCTTTATCATATTCACCTTGTGCTACTACAGTAGGATCTGCTAGTGTTAATATAGGTCTAACATCATCATCATACATATTAAGTCTTAATGGTCTGACTTCAGTTATTGCAGGTCTTGAAGAACCTCTAAACATTACTTCACTATTATCAGAACTATTCAAATATAGTGTATATATATTTTTACCTTTATCACCATTAGCTGATTTACCAATAATATCAACTGTGTCATTAATAATAATATTAGTGGGTCTACCAATATTAGCTTTAATAGGTCCAGTTTTCATAATATCAGTCGAACTAATAATTGTTGGTGTCATTGTAAACACAGGATTTTCTTTTAGTAAATTATGTAATGAATTTATAAAGGTTGCGCCACTAGCACTTAATGTTTGAAACATTAATAATGGTGAATTATTAATATCATATGATTTATTAAGTATATTTAAAATAGCCTTCTTTGGTGATATATTAGGCGCAATATATCTACCGACATTCTTACCATCACATCCAATAGCGATATTACTATGTGAAAAGAAACTAATATATATATTATACATAATTTGAACTGAAGTGCCTTCAAAAGATCGTGCAATTAAATTGGTTGCAGAAATATAATCATTAATAGATCCAAGTTCAAATGCATATGTTTTGGCGTGGGTTTGCTGCATCATATTAATATTACTAATCCCATTTAAAAAGAATGGAACATCAATATTAACATCAAAATATTTATATGATATATTAATTACTTCATCACCGGTCAATATTAATTCATCAATTAATCCAGAATCATCAGTAATTTCTATTCTACCAGTAAGATCTCCCTTTATGGTTTCATTAATATGAATAGTAGTTGCCATGGCAGATATATCAATTATCTCACCTGACATATTAAGATATACTTTAATTTTTTCTAATGCATTAACATTAGTTAAACTTTTGCTCATTAAGAACTCATTTCTTTAATGAATTCTTCTGCTATTTCAGCAATAAATTCAGGTTTAATAGCCCTAATATTTCTATTATTATTATTAATCATATGTTCATAATTAAAGAAAGTGAAAGGAGTAGTTCCTGTCAATCTGGGTTGAGTAGGAACACCTGTAGATTTATCTATGTGCCAATATGGAGCATTAGGTGCTGTTTTAATATAGGTACATGTCACATTATCCTGTGAATCTAATCCATATATACTCTCACCTGATTCTATAAAATTACCTACCTCAAGATCAATAATTAAATATTTATTATTTCTATGAATTCTTTTAATAGTACCTATAGCATTAGACACTTGGCCTTTTACTTGTTCACCAATTTTAAATTTATCTATTAAATCTTCATCAGTTACAGCTACAATACCTTCATATTTTCTATCACAATATTCTTCTAATTGATTAGAAGATTTAGGCCAATCGTTCCATACATTATTAATTGAATTATTAATTAATAAAAATGTCCAGTAATATTCAACCGAATCATATAGTCTAAAGCTTAATTGGTCAGGTCTTTCCCCGTCATTAATATTAATAAAATCATATAAAGTAACATTATTAATTAAGGCCTTAGATATTTTAGATATTATAGCTAAATTTGTAACATTATCATATATACCATCGCCATTTAAATCATATGGTATGATTTTGAATCCAGAAAAATAACTCATTACATGTTCTCCTTATAAACCTTCAATACCAGTAACATCATCTCTATAAATAGGATGTATTTCTTCCACATCAACGGCCATTGTAATCTCAACAGGAGTCCCACCATTACTAAAAAATGAGGCTGAATTAGGGTTATAGGTAATATTAACACCCTTCAACCCAACCTCTGGCATATTAACGAGACCATCTACTCCATGAAATTTTATATCTACAATATCAGGCACCGCCAGTGTTACCGCAGATCTTTTAGTTGGATATAATGCTGTTCTAAATTCTTTAATAATTTGTGTAACTTCATCGGATTCTTTTTTAGACTCAGGTAAAAATTTAAATGAAAATGAAAATGACCTAAGGCCAACTGATTTAAATTGTTTATATTCATTTGGATTTAATGCTCTACCTAATGTTCTCATTCCCTCATCACCAAATAAATGAAGTATCTCACCAGCAGCTGCCATACCACCAGCTGCGCCAGGTGTTACTCCAAACATACCCAATGCTCCTGTTATAACACCACCACCCATCATACCAAGACCTAATCTTGCCATTGCCGAGACATTTGCATCTTCTTGAAATGATCCATCACCTTTATCACCTGCAGCTGTATTTTGTGCCATAGCAATAGCTATTCTTGAGTTAGATTCATATTCTGCACTATCCTGAATAGAAATAGATGGGATCATATATAATGCAACATGAGATCTAGTAATTCTATTTGGGTTCTTTTCTAAATTAAGATTTTTTGCCATAGCTTCTTTGGCTTGTATAAAACTATCTATTGCTGAAATGCCTGCTGTTAAAGAAGCAGCACCTTTAAAAAATGTAATTGCATTAGCAGCTAAAAAAGCTTTCCAACTTTTGGTATTTGTTACTAGACCACTCTTTATTGCATTCTGTGCTATCATAACAGCCGCAGTAGCTTGTATCGCGGATGAGCTTAATTGATTTACACCCGAGTCCGTAGACCAAGTAGCTACCTGTTGTACTGATACATTAATTTCTTTAAATGTAAAAGATATAAAAGGATCCGCTGAAGGTGCGCTGACAAAAAAACCACTATTGGAAGCACTTACTGCGTGATGTCCAGCTCCTTTATCTGCTGGATTAGATTCATAGTTAAAACCTTGAGCACTAGCACCTAAAGATAATGGGTATTGGAAAAGCTTTTTATTTTTATCAAAGCTTTGTGATATATTCCCATCTTCAACAACAGCAAATGCGCTAGTAAAACTATCAGTAACAGATGAAACTGCATCACCAACATACTCAACTCCACTATTAAATAGTTCACCCGCGCTTGATGTGATTTCTTCGAAAAATGCCATAGCTTAAATTATTTTGTGTATTATTACTTATTTATACATTAATTATAAATAATACATGCAAACCTATAAAGGCAAATACAAGGTAAGATTCCCAGAAAAATATAAAGGTGATTATACCAAGGTGACATACCGATCATATTGGGAAAAACAAACCTTTAAATGGATTGAAAAACAAAAGAATGTTCGTTGGTGGAATTCAGAAGAAACTATTGTACCATATATATGTGGTACCGATAATAAACCCCATCGATACTTCATTGACTTAACTATTAAGTTTAATAATGGAAAGGTATTATTGGTTGAAATAAAACCGCACGGGCAAACACTACCACCTAAACGAAAAAAGAATCTTAATGAATCATTAAGGTATATTAAGAATATTTCTAAATGGAAGTATGCTAAAAAGTATGCAGATAATAGAGGTTATCATTTTGAAATATGGACGGAGAAGACTTTAGAGGGATTTGGTATTAACCTACTAACCATGAGAAATAAAGCATCAAAGACTAAGGTGGGTAAGAAGACTTGGAAGTCGTTTAAGAAAATTAAGAAGAAGGTATAAATAACAATATGGGAAGTTTATTCGACAAACTAGAAAGTGAAGCATACAGACGAGGTCTTCAAAAGAGATCTAAAGAAGCACAAGATTGGTTTAGATCTCAACTCAGAGGTATGAAAAAAATCAATATGCATAAAATGCTTAAGGATGATAGATTAAAATTAAAACAAAGGCCAAGGATTGGTGATATGTTTATGTATATCTATGACCCTAAACACAGAAAGACATTACCATATTATGATAGGTTCCCATTAACTATTATGGTAAGTAAAGCACCTGGTGGATTTTATGGGCTTAATTTACATTACCTTCCATTAAAACAACGTGCAATGTTTTTGGATAGATTAACTGAAATTGCAAATAACAAAAAGTTTGATGAAACAACTAGATTAAAATTAAATTATAGTCTTTTAAAGTCTGCAAAGAAATATAAATACTTTGCTCCATGCTTTAAACATTATTTAACAAGTCAAATAGATTCTAAAATCGTAAAGGTTGAGGCTTCAGAATGGGATATTGCTATATTCCTACCTACTGAAAACTTTGCTAAAAAGACTAAAGGTTTTGTTTGGAAACAAAGTAAGAGGAAATATTAATGATACCAGTATCCATAGATAGTTTAAAGTCAACCATAGGAAGACGTGGTGGTATTGCTCGTGGTAATAGATTTGCAGTATATTTTACCCACCCAAACCAACAACAAGGTTTATTAAATACTGATTTTACCGGACTAGCTTCAAACCTATTAACGTCTGTTATTAATGGTGGTTCTATAGACCCTATGATATTTTTTAATGACCCAAGAGATATGTTTTTACTTTGTGATACTGTGCAAATACCAGGCAAAAGAATTAGCACAACCGAACGAAAGGTAACACATAAATCAATAAAGATACCATATTCATATGCAGTAGATGAAGTAACATTTTCTTTCATATTAACAAATGATTATTATATTAAAAAATATTTTGATTCATGGCAAAATATGATTGTTAGTAGTAATGATAAAAAAATAGCATATAAGAATACATACACAACTGATATTGTTATACAGCAAATAACAGGTGGTAATGATTTTATACCTGCATATGGAGTTAAGTTATTAAATGCATTTCCTATATCAATTGATGCTATTCAATTAGGCAATGCTGTTGGAAATGATTCTTTAAGAATAAATGTTACAGTCGCATTTGATGACTGGGTGGAAGAAGGATTAATGGATTCTGTAGAATCATTAATCGATCATGGAAAATCCCTATTGGGTGGAACGAAGAATCAATTTTCTTCAATCTATAATACAGTGAAGGGATATTTGTAAATAATGGAGATATAGTATGTTACCAACAATTGAAGTACCAAAATATAATTTAACAATACCATCAAATGGTACTAATATTAGATATAGACCTTATCTAGTAAAAGAAGAAAAAATATTATTAATGTCCTTGGAATCACAAGATGACAAGATGATTGATAAGGCGATTAAAGATACAGTATCAACATGTATTATTGATGATATTGATATTAATAGATTAACTAATTATGATGTAGAATTTTTATTTCTAAATATAAGAAGTAAATCTGTAGGTGAAAAAGTAAAAATTTTAGATCCTTGTGATAATGAGGAATGTGATGAAGAACCCACTATAACAATTGATTTAGATAAGATTAAAGTAAAAAATCTTAATAAGATAAAAGAAAATAATAGATTTAATATTGGGTCCAATCTAATAATTGATATTAAACCATTAACATTATATGATACGGATCTATTAATAGATGTACCTGAAGATGATGTTTTAGTTGCTACTGTAGCTGCTTCTATTGATATTATTTATGATGGTGATGAAATATTTAAAACTGAAACAATCCCATTAAATGAAGTAATGGACTTTGTTAATAATATGAATTTAGAACAATTTAACCCAATGTTACAAAGAATTCTTAACGATAGAGGTTATGTTGCTTATGATCATGAATGGACATGTCATAAATGTGGGCAAATAAACAAAAGAGAGTATAAAGGACTCAGTGATTTTTTTATATAGCCCTTTCACATGATACTTTAGAAAATATGTATAGGTTAAATTTTATTATTATTAATGAAAATAATTTTTCTTTAACTGAACTTGATAATATGATACCATGGGAAAGGGAAATTTATACTGCTCTTATTCAAAATAAACTTAGAGAGGATGCTAAAAGAGGATAATTATGGCTAAAACACCAATAAACGCAAAGGCAATAAAAGCTGGACAACGTGTAACAAGAGCATCGTCTGGTGATCCATTAACAGAAAGAATGAATCTATCTGGTTCTATGGATAGAGCTGAATTTGGAGCTTCTTCTGGTATGGGGCAAATGGCTGATCAAATTGGTATGGGTAATGAAAGAAACGCCCAGTCATTAAATCATGTATCCAACCAACTTAATGGTGTTAATGGTACCTTAAATGATTTAAATTCTAATATGGAAACTCTAAAGAAATTAGAGGGAGCATCATTACTATTTGAATTTGCCAAATTTACTGAATTCGGAAAAACATTTGATGGAATGGATGACCAATTTGGCGGCATGCAAGAAATGTTTGAAAAAATGGACAAGGGTTTTACTTCAATGGGTTATTCTCTTGATGAAATTGTTGCTAGAACTGAAGCTGGTACCAGAGCAATAGTAAAAGCAGTTTCTCAATTTCATAGCTTTATGGCTGGTGATAGTACTGTTACAACATTAGATAGAATGAATGTTGCTTCTAATGAGCAAACTGATGCGGTGATGAAACACAGAACAATTAGACAAGCTCAAAGAGAATTCTTTAAAGATGAAGGCATTGAAACAGGTAGTATTGTACACGCATCACCTGAACAGAAATTGGCATTTGATGAAGTAAATAGAAAAAAATCCAGAAAGATGGAAAAATATGCTGCTGATAACTATGAACGTAGAGAGCAACTTGATCCACAAGATATAAATTATTGGCGACATGAAGGTAGAAGACAATTACCACCAAATGCAAATTTACATTTATTTAAGGGTAAATTTGGAGGCGGTCGTGGTGGTGGTGGTGGTACTGGGCCTGCTGGTCCTGCTACAGCTGGTAAAGGAAAAAAATTAGGTGAAGCTTTATTAGAAAATGCTGATGTAGGTGTATACACTCCTAATAATGGTTCTGATGGTGGTACGTACAGGGGTAAAAAGAAGAGAATGACTCCTGGCCAAATAAGAGAAATGCTAGAAAAGGATCCTGATAAATTGCGTAGAATTATTGGTGATCCAGCAATGGATGCATTATTGGCAGGTGAGGCTAATATTATGGATTCAGGAATTATTAGATCAAGTACAACTTCGTCGGGTAAAGGTGTGAGTGGTGCAGGTATGAGTGGTGCTTTTGGCGGTATTCAAAAAGGTTCTGAGGCAGCTGATGATATTAAGAAATTAGTTAAATCAAATGATGGTATTTTAAAACTAACGAAAAAAGCAGATACAGGTGGATTGGCAAAAAACGAACAAGATAAAGAAAAGTTAAATGAGATAAGAAAATTAAAATCTACTGAACACGCAAGTAAACGTAAAGGTATGCATACTGCGGCAATAGGTCTAGGTGGTATGGCCATGCTTATGGCGGCAGGTGATGGCGTTGCGGGTGGTATTGGTAGTGCTATTGGTGGCGTAAGTGATATGTTCACGACACCAAAACCAAAACCAAAACCGAAAGTAGATACGAAACCAAAACCAAAAGTAGATACGAAACCAAAACCGAAACCAAAACCTCAAAACGCCAAGGTAAAAACAACGAAGAGTCTTACTAAAAGATGGAAAGAACTTGCTAAGAAATTTGGTGGTAAAAGACTTAAAGCATTCGTGGGTAAAAGATTAGCACTTAGTGGTACTGCTTTACTTATACCAGGTATTGGATGGCTTATAGGATTGATTGGTGTTATATGGACCGCATATGAAATTTATGATATATTAGATGAATTTGAAAAAGAAGCGATGGCAGAAGATCAAGGAATTAAAGAAGGTGAGGCTATAGATGATGCAGCACCAGGTGGTGATACCACCACACAAGATGTCGATCGTAGAGGCAGACCAATAACTATATTAGATGCAGCGGGTAATCCAATTACTAATACTTCATCAGCTGATATGCAAGGTGCTGTTGATGCTAAGAATGCTAATTTAAATAATGCAGCTGCTGCTAATGCAGGGCAAACTTTAAATGATAATAAACAAGTTATTGATTCAGGTAATACAACAACAATTCATAATTATGGATCATTTAGTCCTGATAG